CTTTGTATTTCTTACTGTTAACTCAGTTAGCGCCATACTAAAAACCCTCTTCTGATGGTATCTGCATTATCGAACTTAAAATACCAACATATGTACCAACAAAACAGCGTGGATTTTGAAATATGACAGTGTACGTTAACGGGCTACAAACGGAAGGTAAGTGTTTGAAGTTGAAGAGTTGACTAGACTTTAAAATACTTAGGTGGGCTAACATATGGTGTCCCCTGCAGGAATCGAACCTGCAACTAGCCCTTAGGAGGGGCTCGTTATATCCATTTAACTAAGAGGACATCGTTCGGTGCTGTTTTGAACAGTTCGCCAGTGTTTCTATCCTACCGCAAACCCTCTGTTTTTCTCAAGTCTTACGTTCCTTTTTGTTTCGACTTGCCCGTCTGTGTTTCACTTTAATATCACTTCGTTCACTTGCCATTGCGTACACATTGAGTACAGAATGACAGCTATCGGATGTGTACAGGAAATATAACGATGGCCCTCAGCGATACCAAACTGCGCAGTATAAACGGCAAGCCCTACAGCGGCCCGGCAGAGGTGACCGACGCTGACGGCCTGAGCGCGCGCATTACGCCTAATGGTACCGTCGCTTTTCAGTATCGCTATCGCTGGCAAAATAAGCCTGTACGCATCACGCTTGGCCGCTATCCTGCGATGTCTCTCAAAGAGGCGCGCGTAGCGGTCGGCGAAATGCGGGCATTGTACATGAAGGGTGTTAACCCCAAAACTTATTTGGTCGGTAGCAGCGGCGAACTGACGCTACAAGACTGCCTCGATGAGTGGTGGAACAAGTACGTTACCGGGCTAAAGGAAAACACACGTATTCTGTACAAGTCAGTTGTGTACAACACCATGTACACACAATTTAAGGATGTGCCGGTAGCAAACATTCCTGTGTCGCTATGGGTGCAATTTTTCGATAAGCAGGAACAGGCCAATAAGAAGAAAGCCAGGGTGCTGCTGCTGCAACTCAGATCAGTCATGAACTGGTGCATCAGCCGCCAGCTTATTCCCTCCTGTGAAGTGCTCAAACTGAGCGTTAAGAACATCGGGAAAAAACCTGATACTGGCGAGCGCGTTCTGACCTATAACGAACTGGCTAAAATCTGGCTGGCGCTGGAAAATAATAAAGTATTTTCCTCTAATAAAATTCTTCACCAGATGCTGTTGTTGTGGGGGGCTCGCCTTTCAGAACTACGGCTATCAACTCCTGCTGAATTCAACATGCATGATCTCATCTGGACGACGCCAGCAGAACATTCAAAGATGGGTAACATCATCAGGCGGCCCATTTTCGAACAGATACAGCCGTATGTTGAAAGGCTGCTTGCAATGAAAAATCCGGTTATGTTTCCCGGTCAGGAACTTGATACAGCAATCGATCGCTCATCGTGCAATCTGTACATGCGAAAACTTCGAAGCAAAATCGATATTCCTGAATGGCGCACGCATGATTTCCGGCGCACCCTGGTAACGAATCTGTCAGAAGAAGGGATATTGCCCCATGTCACCGAAAAGATGCTGGGGCATGAACTGGGCGGGGTAATGGCTGTGTACAACAAACATGACTGGCTGGAAGATCAGCGTAAAGGTTATGAGCTCTACGCTGATAAAATTTTCTGGCACGTTAAGCAGATCGGTTAATACCGCCTTCATCAATCCACCTTTTGACCGCTGCACGGCTGTAACGTGCCGGATGACTCAGAATTGGGGAAGGGAAACCATACTTAGTTCTGAGGCGCCATAACGCTGTTCTGCCTTTGCCGAGTTCCGCCATAACCTCTTTTTCGGTAATGTAATCGTTGCTCACTTTGCACCCCCTTTAAGGTTAATCGCTGAATGCATTTTTTTAACTTTGACGCTGGGATAACCCTCCGCGATAAATTCTGCCAGTGTCAGGCCAAAGCCCGCCGCGCAACGTTCGCAGGTTTCCAGCTTGGGTGAGTTGGTTTTCATTGCATCCTGAAGGGTCGATTTTGAAATGGCCGCCCGTTCTGAAAACTGACTCAAGTACAGCCCCTGGCGGCGGCACAACTTGCGCACCGCCAGGCTAAGAGAAAATTTATATTTCATGGTTCCTCTTTAGCGTGACTACGCTCGATTTCTTCCAACAGTAATTTCGCCATGCAGTGCACGATATTTTCACGCGGCCAGAATTCCATGAGGCGCTTAAGGTGCAGAGGATCCCGCGCTAACTGATCGTTGTGTGCGATCATTACTTCGGTGGCGGTGACGTGTCTCATTGCTTTATCTCCGCTTTGGCTAAGGCGCTGTTAAGCACCTGCATAAATTCTTTACGGGGTGACGTACGCCACTCCCAGATTTTTTCGTCACGCTGAATCCAGTTGGCGGGCGAGGCCACAAAGCTGGCCGCCTCAGCCAGCACAGCGCTGCGCTGCTGCTCTTTTTCGAATGCTTCCAACAGGAGTGTCAAAAGCTCCGCCTGTGGCGCTGGCAGACTTTCCAGCAGATTTCGCGCGCTTTGCTTTAGGTGACTTACGTTCGTCATTGGCTTTAACCTCAATCACTTTTACTGGTACCGGACGCGGGGCATTTATGCCGTTACGGATGTTGGCGCGGCGGCGCATTCCCCATACGATCAGCGCAGTGTGATCGCATCCATCGTCGGGCTTAAAACGCCTGGCAAATTTAAGGCCGCTGAATTCGTTGCTCATGTCTGTTTCCTTAACCGGCCCCGAAGGGCCGACGAGTTATGCGGCGTATTCGGGTTTCATGTCGGCCAGGGTGACGCTGTACTGTTCTTCCAGTTCGGCGCCCAGATGGCGCTTGCTGGTTGTGTAAAGGCGTTCCAGCGCGGCGAATGCGTCACTGGCACCATCAGCGCCAGGTTTCGGCAATTCGTTTATTGCCTGATTGAGTTTTTCGATAGCGGTTAACTGGTGGTACCGGGCAACGGCGCGATTTTTTAATTCGACAAACAGCGCGGTACCGAGGCTGGATTTTGCTTTATCGATTTCACCGCGCAGGGTCTGAACGACTGCCGGCGCATCTGCGTTGATGATGGCCTGACGAAATTTTTCGGCTAAGTCCGCCGTGCTGGTCGTGGGCTGGGTGTCGGCCTGCACTGGCTCTGCTGCGGCATTTTCCGATGATGCTGCCGAAGTAAGCCCGGCCAGATTTACGCGTGATTCCGGCGCGTCGAATACTTCACGCTCCTGTCGTTCTTCCGTTTCGTCAGGCGTGTATACCCCTAAAATCACATCAGGGCAGTAGAGACGCGCCCAGCGCTTAGTTGCGAGGTAGGCCAGTTGCTGGCGGGGATCGCTGGCCCACAATGTTGAGTTGCGCACCTGCGCCTGTGACAGCAAAATAGTCAGTTCGCGAGGCTCGTTTTCATTTTTGAGCGTCGCCCAGACCTTTACCCCAATGCCAGCCTCATCTTTCAGACTCCAGTCCGGAGCAATATATTTGTTGCCCTTGGAACTGGTCTTTTCTTCAAAGCGGCCAATGACGTTTTCCCACGGGCCAAACCAATCGAAGTGAAGGCGGTCTTTTGTTGGCGACATGGTATTGATCACAGCGTTGACCAGTTGAGCCTCATAGCCCAGGGTGCCGCTGACAATATGGGTTTTCTGAGCGACGGCGAACGGGTCAAGGCCCCAGCGCGCGGCCTGCATGACAACAGCCATGCACGCTTCTGGTTTGCCCCTGAAATGTGACGGCACAAACTCCCCACTGGCCGCCATGACGGTGGCAAGAGACTGCATGCGGTTAAATAAATCACCGTTGGTCAGAATCGAAATGTTATCGATTTTCTGATTCTTATTTTCTGAGGCTACGATTTCGGTAGTCATAATCTGGTTTCCTTAAACGGGGCGCAGCATTTCGAGACGGCGCAAATCAAAATCATTCAGTTCATCGGTGTAATCGTCGGTAATCGGCGCAGGCCAGATCCCGGTGTCATACGCGCGGGCGATAGCTGACATGGTGCGGTGATATTCAAGCGAGCCCAGTTCAAGCAAATCCTGTGACGCCTCAATAACCGCTACCCAGTGGTAGCCAGGGTCTTTGTTGACGAAGATCCAAAAGAACTGATCGAAACCAGCAACCTCGGAATACATCGCCGCGCTGAGGTGGTAATCGCGTTCTGTGATTTCGCGGTGCAGGCGGGCGCGTAAGTAGTCCTGCTTAATGCGGCCCATGCTGGTGGTTTTCAGGTCAGCAGCAATACGTATGCCGTCGATTTCCAGTTCAATATCTGGACGTACGCGCACCTCTAAGCCGGTTTCGTCATCCATACCGAAGTAACTCACCTCGTTAACACGTGACGGGTGGTTAAGCAGGTTGGATACGGACGGGTGCGCATAAACGGCGTTGTTTAGTGCCTGTAAGAGTGTGAAATCCGTATCACCGACAATCCATTTCCCCTCAGCGCCTTTGCGCCAGTTCTCACTAAACTCATCAGCGAAAATTGCGTCAGGCTTGATTTCACGAACCACGGCGGCCAGCGCATCTTTGCTGCCGCTGACGTTGTAGGGCTGCTTTTTGGCGCGTTCTTCTGCGACAAAATCAGGCGCAATAATGGCAAGCTGATCTAAAACGCTGTCGCGGCTGCCAGTGGTTTTAAGCGGCTGCGGTAATGTGGCGTTGAATTCCTTGATGCAGGCTTTCATAGCCGCCGCCGTATGCTTTTCCGTTTCCGGGATGCGACGGAATTCGTCAGGCAGGTTCTGATAAAGAATTGCCGTTTCTTCTGCGTTGGCGCTCAGTGATAAAGGCGCAGGCAGCTTTTCGTTATGCGCCTCAATCATTTTTTTAATTGCATCGGGATCCGCCAGCGCCGGTAACGCGGCGTTGTAATCCTCGATGATTTTTTTCATTTCGCTGGTGGTGGAAATGGCCCCTTCTGGCAGCCCAGGGTAAACAACAAAATCCTCAGCGAATTTTTCTGGCTCCAGCGTCAGGGCGTGCAGTTCGGTACCGAAACGCAACGGCTTTGTTTCTTCGCGCTGTATGGTTTTTTCAACGTGGCGGCCGTGGAAATACATCAGGCTGATCCGCGCATCTTTAACCATGCTGCTGCTGATACCGCTGGCGGCGTGGTAAGCCTCGTTAGGGATGTTTTCATAACGGCCGGGCTCAAACACGGCAGGGAATGTTTCAGCTATATCAGCGACTTCCGGCACCACTTCCGTTTTTTCACCCTCATTTGAGGCGGTTTCTGCTGGCATTGCTGTTACCGGTTCTGTCACTGGCGCAGGCGTTTCCACCTGCGGCGCCACGGTTTCACCCAGCAGTGCAGTAACATCGAATATGCCGTTACCCATATTTTTAATAGGCTCGTCAGCCACTGGCGCCGCCGTTGTTGCAGGTACAGACTCTGGCTCGGGTGTACTGGCTTTAGCCGTACTGTGAGCAGCAGCAAGCGTTTCCTGTGAAGGGTTGGCATGGTCTGTTTCTGCCAGGGTTGAATTGATGTAGTACTGCAATTCGCCCTGGGTATGGTGAATGTTTTCAGGCGCAGAGCGGATAAGCGCAAAGATAGCCGCGCGTGAGTTATCAAGAATGCCTGGCGTGTTGCTCAGGGCGCGATTCCATGCCGCCCAGGTCTCATGACGTTCGGCGACCATTTCCTTAGCCCTGCGGAAAATCGGCGTAGGGATTTCGTAAATGTCGAAATCAGACGGGAACAGGGCGCAGGCAATTTCGATACCCAGCGTTTGCAGGGTATGTTCATAGTCAGGATTGCGATCAGTTTTGATACCGCCGCCCGCCGTGGCACCGCTGGCGGTTTTCTCTGTCACAGTGGTGGTTGCCACGGTTTGAGATTTGCCAGCAATACGGGCAGCCCATTTCGCTGTAATGTCACTGCGGCGATTGTGATTACCCTGGGCGCGGGCGGCGGCATCATTATGCGCGTCCAGCCATTCGCCAGTGAATTTCAGCAGGTCAGAAACCTGCGGAACGGCGGTACCGGGCACCCACACGGATTTAGCCGCTTCAACCCATTCTGCAACCGTCAGCCGGTAGGCGTGCTGCAACTGCATCACTTTGGTATTGCGCGCCACCAGTAGCAGGTTTTGCGGGTAAGATTCGTCGGTATCCATCGCGAGCGCAGTTACCGCGGCTAAATCCTCTTTGGTGTATTCGCGTTGGGTACCAAAAATCCATGCGCCGATAACAGCCTGTTCAACGGTCAAATCTTCCAGGGAAATAATGCCGGCCTGCGTGGTTTCAGTCTCAACGACCGGATCAACCTTTGCTGGTGCAGCGGGTTCAACAGTGGTTGAGCCTCCGACGCCCGGGATTTTCTCCCAGTTCATTTTGTCGCTGGCAAGCTGGTAGCGTTCGCACCAGGCGGAATCAAGCACACCCTCGGGCGGCAGGTCGTCAACCACATGGAAATTGGTAACAGCAGGGGAAAAGAAATCTTCCTCACTGAGTCCGGCATCTTCCATAGCGTTAACAGCATCGCGAATAACGCGATTTTCACTGGCGCGCGTTTCCCAGAAAACATGGTCTTTCTGGCCTGCTTTTTTCTTGGCGCGCAGGTATACGAAGAATGGTTTAAGTTCAGACATGGCCGGTTCCTCAGTGTCTTACAGCGGCAGAGATAATTGCGGACATAACAACAGCAGCCGGATTTTCATCAGAAGCGATTTGAACTGCGTCAACGTCCAGGTTAGTTCTCCAGGCGAAAAGGGTACGCAGGGCGCAGGTAGGGCAGTGCTCATTACTGATACGGCCAGCAGAATTGAAAGCAGTTGCGCTGTCATCGGTTTTATTAATGCTGATATAACCTATGATTTCACCGGCAGCAGAAATACAGTCAATACGCTGTTCCTCTGAATAAAAAACACAGCTGGGTTTTATTTCGACGGCAAAGTTAAGACACATAATTCATTTTCCTTTTCTGATTTCAGAATGTGGATTTCCCTGACGCATGCGCCACGGGATATATTTGTGCTGAGATTTAATTAACTTGCGGTTGCCCGCGATTATTTAAAACGACTTCAATTTTTTCACTGGTAATGCGGACACTCTCAAAAACAGACCGTGCATAAAGCCCTTTATCGACGTTGGCAGACGCCAGCCATGATTTACCGTTGTAGCGGATCAGCGTGCCCGGAAGCACATCACGGCGGGGCAATAAAGCGGTACCGTACATGGTGATCTCCTTACCCTCAGTTGCTTGTTGTGGTGCGATTGAAAATTACAAGATAGTTTGTTTCGTGTAAACAATAAAAATTGTAAATGTAGGCGTAGCAAACCTACTTTCTTGTTTTTGAAAGGTATTTATTTTTGTATTTTCTTGTAGGATGGGCGAAAAAAAACCGACCTATTAGAGTCGGTTTGTTTGTAACTATCAGCGTCTATGGTTTTTTCTGCTTATTCGGTGCTCAACCATTGTACCAATTATGCTCAACTTGCCTGTTTCTGAACGTAAAGTAGGAAAGTCGTCATTTAGGGGGACTAGCTCGTAAATATCATTTCCGTGCGAGTCCACTCCGGTTGGCCTGAATTTTTTAAAAACTGTCTGGTTCTTTACCCCATCAAGAGCAACGACAAAATCACCGGGTACAGGGTAAACCTCTGGATCCACAATGATTTTATCCCCAGCATTGAATTTTGGTGCCATCGAATCACCTTCGATTATCAATGCAAATGCGTTGTCTGATACGTCATCATCAACAAGCAGGTAACTCATTCCGCCGTCATAACTCCGGTATTCTTGACTTTCTGTCCATAAACCCGCTTGAACGTAGCTGAGGATCGGAATGCGCTTATTTCCTAATTCAGCGGGGGCAACGTTCGTGCCTGATTTGGTACCAGTTATTAACCAATCAATTTCGCAGCCTAGCGCTCTCGCCAGTTCAGGCAGGTAGCGCGGTCTTTTAGTTTTCCCGTTCTCCAACTGCTCAATAGCTTGCTGGGATGTACCCGCTCTTTCAGCAAGCTCAGCTTGGGTTAGCCCTAACTCGCTTCGCTTAGATTGTACGCGTTTCGCGATAGTTGTCATCAGAACACCTCATTCATGGGAACGGGATGTTTACAAGAAAAGCTGTATTTGACAAACAAGGTTACTTGTAATTAATATACAAGAAAATTTGTCAAAGGAGGCTGTATGCAAACAATCTCGGATCGCCTCAAACAAAGACGAATGGAGCTAAACCTTACCCAAACTGAACTGGCAGTTAAGGCAGGGGTTAAACAGCAGTCTATCCAACAGATTGAAGCTGGTTTAACAAAGCGCCCTCGTTTTCTGTTTGAAATAGCAAATGCACTTCAATGTGATGCAAGTTGGCTTCAATACGGCACCAATCAAAATAGTGCGGCGTAGTTCTATTTCTGGCCGCACTGAATCATTAATCACTGTCGGCATGCATTCGCATGACGCCCAATTCATAAAGGAATTATTAATTATGGAGTCTGCAAATAAACGCAAAAAAGCAAAGCGCATTGAAAGCCAGCTATTAAGCCGACTTGCGGTTAATGGGCAGGGAAAACTTGCCCGGTTTATTGGCATGGATGATGCGGCAGTAACGCGCATGAAATACGCAATCGGAAATCAGAAGCACAGCTTTTTTGAATTAATGAGTCTGGTAATGCTGTTTTTGGAAATTCACTTCCCAGAGTCACAGTTTGAGGAGCGCTTAGAGAGGTTAGAGCAGCTTTTTGGACGAAAAAAATCCCCGGCTGCCACCGAGGATTCATCTCAAATCACGATTGATTTTTAACACCACAACAGGAGCGAGTATGCCAGGAATTACTGGTTATGTAAACAGTGAAAGGGGGAAGCTGTGACTACTGCCAAACTCTTTGACTTCAACACCGCGCGCCAGCGCAGGAGCAACCGGATGGAGAACCAGAAACACGGATTCATCCCGTTGTACCGTAGCATTCTCAAAAAGCCGTGGGCCAAAGATGTTTATCTCAGAACGCTATGGGATAACCTGCTTTTTGCTGCCCAGAGACAGCCATACACGGCCCGATTTAAAGGGCGCGAGTGGCATCTGAGTGCCGGACAATTGGTGACGACCGCAGCGGATTTAGGGCTGGGATTATGTGATCGCAATGGTCAGCCGGTCAGCAGGGATGCAGTCGTGCGAATGCTCAAAGTTTTCGAGCGTGAAGGTATGATTTCCATGGAAGGCGAGAAGCAAAAAGGCACTGTGATAACCATCACAAATTATGCCGAATATGCTCAAAAAATAGACGATCTACCCGCACATGAAGCCGCACATACAGCCGCACATGACAAAGCCAGTAACGGCGCGGGTTCAGAGGGTGTAGCCGCACATGAAGCCGCACAAACACCCGCACAACATGAACAACAATATATAAACAACAATATTAAAAGATCTTCGTTTGAGAATTCTGACGAATCCCCAAACACACCCTCTGAAAATGATTTTCCTGTTAAGCCAGATGCAGCGATCAGCTCACCCAAAGGCAACAAGTGGGGCTCTCCTGACGACCTGCATTGTGCCGAATGGATCGCGGGCCTTGTCGCGTCAATCCGTCCGGCAGTGCGCAGGCCAAACCTCACAACCTGGGCCAATGACGTTCGCCTGATGCGTGAAATCGACGGGCGCACACATCGCGAGATCTGCGAATTGTTTAAATGGGCCAGCCGCGATGCGTTCTGGTGCTCAAATATTCTTTCGCCGGCCAAACTGCGCGCTAAGTGGGACACGCTCTGTCTCCAGCGTGACGCCACGCCACGCAGGGCAGCAGCGCCAGCGCTGGACTACAACAACACCGACTGGATCCACGGGGTGATCGAATGAAAAGCATTGCTGAACAGATGGTTAACCTTGATCGTGAAAACATGAAACGTGTTGCTAACGGTCTGGCGGAAATCCAGGACGATGCACCGCAGCAGGCAGAGCAGGTAGCCGAAATTTTTAATACGCTCTTTGGTCAGTTGCGTGCGGCTTTCCCGGCTGCCATGGCAAATCTGCGCACCCAGGAGGAATTAAACGAATTCCGGCGCCAGTGGCTTTTGTCATTCCGCGAGAACGGGATCACCACAATGGCACAGGTCAATGCTGGCATGCGGGCAGCCCGTAAACAGGAAAAACCCTTCCTGCCGTCGCCTGGTCAGTT